AACAAAGATTCCAAATGGCGCAGACACAGAGCATTGGTCAACAGTAAAATTGTTTTTACCAGTTGTGCAATACCAAATAATACCAACCTGCCTTCCAGCATTTGTGGTTTGGACTGAACAGTTTGTAACCGATAGATTGCCACCGGTTAGATATAGAGCGCTGTTGGTTGAGACTGATGCGGTTACATTACCAGTTGGATGTCCATCAATACACAGGTCTTGTATTTCAATGTAGTCACCGCTGACTGCTAGTGTTTGACTTGGTGATGGTAAAGCAGTATCAGTTGTAAAGTTAGTTAGCCTTACACTTTTTGCACTACCAGTTGTCCACGCTCTAGTAAATAATGGGTCACCGTAAATCTTGATTGTATTGCCAGATGTGCCAGTCAAAGTGGTTGACGTAATCGCTTCGCGATAAGTACCGGGGGCAATCCAAACAGTATCACCTGCAATGAGTCCGGGATTTGTACCAGATGCAGCACCAAGCGCAAATCCAACGGTTTGCCAAGGAGTGCTAGGGCTTGTGCCATTGTTAGAATTGCTTCCGTAGTTAGCAACATAGTATGTAGGCATTATTCAGCCGTCCCCGCTACGATTTCTTGAGCCATAACAACTGCGAACTGGTTGGAATAGTTCTGCTGAAACTGCACATCCTGTGTGACCCACCAACCGAATACGCTCGTGCCATCAGGTCCAAATGTTCCAAGAATATTCCCAGCATCGTCGGTAATATCACCAAAAACAATCCAGTCACCGGGGACATTCGGATTAGGCTCCAGCCGGTAGTTTTGCAGGTTCATTTGCCCACCTTCAGGCTGTTCGCTTGCACACCCTTGAACGGCATCGTGAGGAACGCCAGCACACTGCTCACCGCAGCGGAGACACCAGCCGCTACCGCCTTGCTTCCGTAGAGTGCCAGCACTGCGCCCAGCTCGCTCAGGTCGTGTGCTTCGGATGTGCGGATGCCATCGCCAAAAACGGAAGTGAAAGCAGCGATAAAGGCTACAAGCACAACCACTGCGAGTCTTTTAATGCTAATCGTATTCATCGTTCTAGGCTTCCTTCTATTTTGGCTACACGGCTTTCAAGTTTCCCTAGCCGTTCTTCTATACGTCTGACTTCACTACCCTGCGAAATAAGGCTATCAAGTATGTTGACTAACGATGTTTCTATCTTTACAAGCCTAACGATTAGGGCTGTGTATCCTGCGGCAATGCTTGTAAGCGTAACTAATATCTGTATACCGGCTGAGAACCAGTCTGGATTAATCTGCATATTCACCTCTACTTCACCGCCGGAGGTGCAACCGGAGGCGATTGATATGGACTACCTTCCATTTTAAGCGATGAATCTAACTGATTCCAAAGCCGCATTGTTGAGTCAAACCACCACTGTTGCCACAGTTGAATTCTCGCGGCAAGTGACGGGTCATCAAGGTTCTTCATTGCTAGTTTGTATGCCGCATATACTGGTAACGTATTACGCAACGTGTCGTCTGGAGCAAATACAGCATCAACAGACGTAGTGATTGTTGGGGGTAATCCAGCCCCATAAACTGTTATCGTAGAGGATGTAGCAACCGTTGGAAAGATGCCAATTGTTTGCGGCTGGCGTTTATACCAGTATGTAGGCAAGGCTGTAGTTCCACCATTTGGCAACGTCAATGTGCCAGTAAAGGTTTCAAAGTTTGGTTGCCATGCTCGAAGTCTTGTGTCAGATGTGTGTTGCAGGAATGAAGTCCCTACCGAGACACTCATTGGAAACCATATGGTTGTATTCGTTGTTAATCCCGATAGGTCAACTACCGTCCCAGTGTGTGCAGACTTAGTTCCGGAGACTGGAATGTACACACATGACCTAGCCATTTCTGCGGCGGCTTCATTGATAAACTGGTCTACAGTAGTTGTCGTATTGACAATACTTGTTCCGCCCGTACCGTCAGGCAAAGCACCAACTGGACTATTCCCAACGGCTCCAACTTCATTAAGTAAGAGGAGTGTGTCATTACGGAGGTCTGCAAGTGTAGCCATTACACCATCCTTGTGTGATACATAGCCGCGTAGGCCTCTACGTCGCCCAACCTGCGCTGATATTCCCCTAGGTAGATTTGCATCCCCGGTACGTCTCTGAGTTGCATAGCGCGTTGATATAGAACAGCGTACACAAGGCAATCATGCGCTACTTGTGGAAGCGGACACTCATGCTCTTCAGTAGGGACAGACGTATCAATAGTTCCATTGGCGTTGTACTGCCAGATATCGCCGGGTTGCATAAACCCTTCAAGCATAACCCCTGACGTAATAGCATTTGTTGGTGCTGGCTTGAACCTTATGCGATTCATTCCATAGATAACTACTAAGTCAGGGGTAGTGGCAGTTGTGTCATTGCGCCTTGAGTCAAATTCAACTGTTGACCAGTTCATTTGACGAACGCGTTTATATTCACCGTTATCCAAGAAGTAAATACCGCGCACCTTATATATGTCAGGCGCACAGTATTCATCTTGACCGGCAACTGTATCTAGATACCTGCGGCCAACCAGACAGTCGGTAGACCGTGCTATCTGGTTAGCCATTTCAATCAAGAGCAAGTCCAAGCCAAACGGGTCTTGGTCAGCACCTGTGTTAAACAGATGCCCACCAATAACTCGTATACGTTGTTTTAGATTTGCTCTTGTCATGTGCTTTTATCTAACTACAGGGACTGCGCGCCATCACGGCTAGTTACGAGACCAGCCATCTTGATGGTATAGGTCGGGCTTGTTGTTACTGCCGCACTGGCTGTGCCATTCAACTGAAACTGCCAATACTTCTTAGTAGATTTTACTGGAAGATAGTAAATGGTTGACGTGCTAACCGTAGTTGTTACGTTAACCACTGGACTAATATCAGCAACACCTGTGCTTAGGGCAAAGGATGTTGCATTAACAGTTGAGGTATCCGAGCCAACAATTTTAAACTGTGGAGTTCCGGCGTTTGTAAATGCACCAGCCCCAGTAGTAACAACAATCTTGGCATACAACTCAGAATCATTAAATACCCCGGGAAGGTCAGTCGACCCGGTTGCTGGTGTATCAGTCTGTGTACCAAAATCTGCCGCGGCTCCAAGAACCATATTTGGCGACGAGAATACGTCCGATACGGAACTGTAGGCTACACCACTTCCAATATCAATTGTGATAACGGTTTCCAACTTATTGGCAACCGCCGCTGACGTTACTCGCGGTGCGGATAGCGTACGCGACGTAAATTTAAACGATGCTTTAGCGTCTCTAGGCATTTTCTTATTCCTTCTTTATTAAGCCGAAACACGGACTTTCATGCGGGCTACTGCACGGGTGTGTGGAATCCACAAGCCAATTCCCCAGTCGAACACGACATTGTGCATAATGCCGTTTTCCTTGGAAAGGCCAAGATACTGTGGCTTGAATGGGCCACTCTGCCATCCCTGCACATATCCTGTTCCATAACGAACAGCGTAGATATGTGTACACTTACCTGCATCAGCACCTACACCGTTATTAAGGTTGTCTGCGATGATAGGCGTTGTACCGTCTGACTTACGTCCGACTGTCCGGATAGTAGCGTTCTTGTACTTCTCGACAGGACGTTGATACGAATCCTGCGTGATGTCAAAACCAGCACCAATACCCATAACACGGATGTTAAGTTCGATACGACGCTTGGTAGCCTCGTTCATATAAAAAACTACGCCATCACCGTCTGGCGCGTTCATGTTGTCAAGGGTTTCCTGCATCTTGAAGATGAACTGGTTAGCCGTTGTGGAACTGTTTGTATATAGGTCACCATTTCCACTAGTTCCGCCCGTCAACGCCAAGTCCATTTCACTTGGAATGTCGTAATCGGCTGGGTTGTCCATGCGATAACTCAGACCCGGAAAACAGTCAACATTACCCGTTGCCGGGTTATTGTTCACGAATTTATCGTTGAAGTCATACGCAAAACCTTCAAGGAAGATTTGAACCTGTGCTTCGATTGGGTCGATGATATTCGTTGGCTGGTCGAGTAGTACGTGGTCAACAAGAATCTTGTTACGAATCAGGTACATCTGCTCTTCGTAGGACTTTGGACGACCCTTGACTGCTACTGGCTCAGAGTTTACGCCAGTCCAGTTTGGGGCTGGAATGCCGCTGTTGAGGTAGCGCATACCAACCTGCTTGAGGGAAGGGCTGGTATAGAGTGGGATGTCCTTAAGAGCATTCCATGTCTGATGAAGAGACTTTGTAATCTCTTTTACGAGTGGGTCATTGCTTAGAGCGGCGTGGTCTGCCAGCGTCAATGCACCATTGAAATCAATTGCCATTGTTTTTTACCTTAGATGTTTTGTCGTCCGCGTGAAATGCCCAT